GGTGTAGTGAGCCGTATGAGCAAATCCATCCGACAGATTCCTGTCGAGGTTGGCGATTTTCCAGACGTAGGTGTTAGCCATGTTGAAGTGAAGTCAGAAGAAGTTTACTTAGCCAGCCTCAAGGGCTGCAACTTTGGTTTCTAAGGTTTCAATACGGTCCATTGCCTCTTGAAGTGCCTTTACAGCCTTCATGTAAAGCACAGAGTAGTTGACCGACTTGGTAACGGTATCGGTTTGGTTGCCGTCAGCATCATTGTCAGCCAAGTCAGTAACAAGGCCAGGCGATACAGTTTCAACCTCTTGAGCCACTAGGCCAATTTGGGTATGTGTATCGTGCCCAGTTGACTCTTTGAAGTTGTACTTGCGAACACGAATTGCCTTCAGGTCATCCCACTGCGAATTGGCATCTACAATGTTTTCCTTGAGCTTTACATCTGAGATTCCGCCGTAAGAATTAGTTGCACTTTCGACGTTGCCGTTAGACCAAACATTGAAAACAATAGTCGAACCACTTGAATGTGCCCCTCGATAAAGATACTTTGAAGTGCCAGCCCCCGCAGATGTTGTGGCAGTCACAACATGGCTACTTGACTCAAATTCAGATACGCCGTCATTCTTAATTCTCAGCCGCTGGGTCGGGCTGCCTTCACCGTCCGCTGTGGTGTAAAACTCAAGCCTTGTCGGATAATCACCAGAGTTATGTGAACCTTCTGAATCACATACGATTGCTGCTACTTGGTTATACCCAGACGGATCATTTGCAAAGAAACGTACACCGCCAATAAGTTCACCATCGCCAACACTTGTATCATTTCTGCCAAGAATTAAAGACGATCCACTGGAGTGGATACTCTGTAAGATATTGCCTGCTGTGGTTGAAGCTGCACTAGACGTACCAATCAACAACCGCTGCGAGCCGTCGATACGCATCCCCTCGGTCGAGTTTGTAGCGAACGCAAGATTATTTGCGCCTGGAGAATAAAATCCATTCCCAAGGCCAGGAGGGTTGCCAAAGTTATCTCTTACGGAAAATCTGTTTGCTTCAATGGTCCCGCTTGTAGCAGTTGCACCGTGAACGGTTAACTCGTGCGTAGGGCTGGTAGTACCAATGCCCACGCGGCCACTTGAATCAATCCTGAGTCTTTCCGTTGTGTCATTTGCACCGTCCGCTGCAGTATGGAATGTCAACCTGCCAGGTACGTCATTACTGCCTGGAGTTCCATCTATTTCTGCCCTCATTGCTGCAGTTTGGCTGTTGGCATCAGTGCCGTCAGCAGCAAAAAAGCGAATCTCACCAATAAAGTCATCGTCCGCAACGATAGTATTTCCGCCCTTGGAACCTGATCGCGATTTTGTAAAAACGAGTGCCGCCCCGTTAGAGTTTCCACTTTGATCTCGCCGCAGAGAAATAGTCGAACCTTGATAATTTGTATCGCAAAGCTGTAGTTTTGCTTGATAGCCAGCAGGTGATGTATCAGCTGAATGATTAATCAACAACCGACCACTTGAATCAATGCGCATCGCCTCAGATCCACTGCCAGAGCTAAGTGGAATAAACTGAATAGCTACGTTATTTGAACCATTACTTACAGCCTTGATTGACGCAAGGTTGCTTGTAGACGACAGCATAATTCCATGCGCCGTTCCAAATGCACTTTGAGTTGTTACATGGTCACCGCTAAAAACTGCGGCTCCACGAGCGTCAATAACTTCCTTTGGCCCTGACGTTCCAATGCCAACGCGATCATTTGCTGCATCGACAAACAGCCTATGAGTGTTGCTGTTTGACTCCACGCGGAAGTCAACATCATTGCTGGGGTCGTTGAATACAACCTCAGAGCTGCCAATCTCTAGACGCTCTGCGCCGCCAGTAGCAAAACCAATCTTGTCAGCACCGCCGCTAAAGAAGCCTGTGTTGGTATCAGAGGCAAAGGAAAGACCAGGCGCAGAATTGCTGCCGTCCTCCATCAGCAGTGTGCCGTCAAGCTCACGCAGCGTGATCCATGCATTGTTTGCTGAATTACGCAGCTTCAGCAAGTTGTTCGTAGTGTCTGCCCACCACTGATAGGCGTAAGTCGTCCCAGGCTCAGAGCTTCCGCTGTTATTACTGACGATCGCCGCTAAGGCGTTATTCAAATCAGCACGGACTGCAGCACCCGTTCCGTTGGCAATCACATAATCGTGGGTAGCCATGCCTTAGCCCGCGTCAGACAACATTGCTTGCATATTAAACGCCTCTGCCAAATCCCACCGCTGTATAAGTGAAGTTGCGATCAACGTTGTTGCCGCCTGAGTCCAACACGTCGAGGTTAAAACCTGTGCCTGTCACATTGCTTACGTTGACCCGCTCACCGTTGCCGAGGTTCTGAACTGTAATGCCGATGCTGGGCAGGAAGTTGTTCAGGTTGCCTAGCGCCGAGGTGCCGACAAAGAAGGCGTTGTCAAAGGTCACCGACTTAGTGCTAGTGCCTGATGCAGTGAGCTGACTAATCTCTTCTCTGCGTTGGAAGTTGGTCTCGTATCCCAACTGGTCAATCAAGATGTTTTGTGCCACGTCAGCACTGGTCAGCTCTGCCTTGAACTGAAACGCACGGCCCTTAAATGTGCCAGCCACAAACTCCTGCCAGGCCGTATAAGTCGGAGAACCTGACGGATCCCCGTCGGTTCTTCGCATGTAGAGCTTGGCATTGACAGCATCAGCCTCTGTGCCGTCAAAGTCGTTCCAAGTGTCAATCAGCGCAGTGCGGGCGTCGATGGTGTCGTTGGGGAAGAAAGCCCTAGTTACAAACCGCCGCTTAATGTCCAACGCAAAGCGTGCGCCAAGATCCAGCGTGCTGTTGAACTGATACTCAGCAGAGCTAAGGATGTCCCCAAGGAAGTCGAAGGACGTGATGGCATCAACGTCAGTCACATCATCAATGTTGTCGTCACCATCAATCACCAACGCATCGAGGTCGTCGCTGTAGAAGCAGTCAGTCTTAGTGCCTTGATACGGCGGGGTGTCCTGATCTTCTCTGCGGGTCTGGACCGTAATCCTGCCCACAGCATCAGGAAAGTCCATCAGCACGCTGGTGGCGTTGGTGCTTTTGTTCCCCAGCTCGTCCTCAAACTTGACGAGAATCTCGCCTTCAACTAGCGGCACGATGGCCTCAGTCGAGTTACCCGCAACAGCAGGGATCAGGTCAACAGAGTTCGGCCACGTCGCAGAACCATCTGTCAGGTTGCTGTGCTTAACGTGAACAAGGCCATTCACCCTCACGTCAAGGTCAACAGTCTGATCCCACCGCAGGCGAGCACTGTTGGCACTGATAGGTTCAATCGAGAGGTTCTGCACATCAGCAGGCACTGCCGTTTTGCCTAGCAGCGTGAACGTTGCAGATGCAGTTGCGCTCTGCTTGCCAAGGTAGTTTTTGGCGATGATTTGCACTGTCAATGTGCCTGCACGCAAAGCACGCAAGGTGATAGACGGCGCAGCAGTAGTTACTTGTTGGAAGTTGTCATTATCAATCCTGTATTTGACCTCAAACTCATTAACGTTGAGACGTTTGTGACTCCAGCTCAGATCAAAGCCTGTATGAACTGTTTGACCTTCTTGATATAGAAACTCGGTGCCGCTGAGGCCTTCTGGAGCTGCAGGGATGCCTGACAGATTTGTAATATCTCGTGGAGTTAGTGAAACATCTTGCTCAACTGCGTTGTAAATCGATTCGTTGTAGGCAAGAGCAGTGACGCCGACGGTACCGTCGTTGTTGTCAGCAACAGAAACAACACGGAACTGCTGTGATTGAATATCACTGGTCTGAATCAACCAAACAGCAGCCGCGTTTGGTGCCTCACTGAAAGCTTCCGAGACAGTAATTGCAGTGCCTGAAATACTGCTGATCGTCTTCGTCTCAACCAAACCAGTCGGCATCATCACTGAAATGGTTGGGCTCGCTGCAAGATTGACTGACAGGTTGGTGTCACTGTCGACTGTGATGACAGTCGTCGTTGCAGAGCTAACACGTCCACTGCGCCTTGTACCTCCACGCAATGGATCTGCAATGTCAACCACCATGCCTGGCGTTAAAACAATTCCGCTGTCAATACCAACTGAAAAGGAGCAGCTCTCAGTGATGTTTTTTTCGCTAAGGAGCGTCCACTTGCCGAGCCTGTGTGCTTGTCCTTGTGAATAACAACCAAGAGCACGAATGTCCTTGTTAATGATTCCGTATTTGGCTACTGCTTCAGCATCTTCAACGTATTCATACTCAACCTCGCCAAGGTTTTCGTAGCTTTGCCAGCCAACAGTTGCGCAAGTGTGCCTTGTCTTTTCTGCTGTACCTGAATAAGCAAACACACCATCAATAACGTTTGCAGGGCCAAGTAAATACTGCGCATCAGTAGGTTTGTCTTGCCTAAGAACAAGAGATCCTGCCCCGTAGTAGGCAATGCCACGAAAAACGCTTGTCAGCTGCTGGATGACGTTATAGACCTCGTCTCTGCTGTTAATGAGGATGTTGAGACTGAATCGTGGCTCTTGCCCACCTTTGCCGTCATCAACTAAAGCGTTGCAGTATTGAGAAACAGAGAAAAAATCGAACTTGTCGAGCGTATTTTCATCTACGCCAACCCCGTAACGACGCTGATCGATCAGCAAATCGTACAAACACCATGCAGGGTCATTAGTCCAAGTAGCGGCTTGAAAGGCGCCATCCCAAGTTCCTGAATAGGTGATTCTTCCGAGATGTGTTGTTGTGTCTACAGTCGCATTGCTTGGAATCTTGACCTTCATTCCGCGAATCAAATACTTGCGAGTAGGCACACTGCTGAACTGCTTTGCGCTAAAGCGCATCCCCATCAATGCGCTGTTTGGGTAACGCAGCTTTTCATCTTGTATTTCTGTATATGCACTCCAAAAAATGTCGCTTGACTTTTTGCTGCTAGTCTCATTTGCGCTCGTTCTAATTACACGGATATCAACAGGGAAAGCACCATCAAAATTGATGATGTAATCCCTTTGATACAAGCTGCTGCTTTTGCCACTAATTGTATCGGACAAATAAGTGTTGTATCCACCGCCGTTGTACTGAATGTCAATACGAAGCGATACAGAGTTGCCTAAGATATCTCCTTCGTCAGTAATTCTTTGAAGTGCAGGCACGTTAATCGTGACTCTTGCACGATCAACATCAGTATCGGTAATTTGACGTGTAATTGGAGTGCCGTTTTCAACCTTTACGCCGACATTTTGCTCTGACTCAATGTTGCCAGCGCCTGCTGGAGCGGGAATATATGACTGACCTTGAGTGCCATTCCTGACAACGATAGCGAAGTTTTGAAAGTTAAAGCTGCCGTCAGTGTTTTGAACAGGAGTGTCATCAAGGAAAATACTCCTGCCACCATCATCTAGTCCTTGTATTTCTCCTTCGCAAAGCAAGTCAAGAACATTCGCAAACTGTTCTGACTGAAGAGTGTCATCAGCTTCAATTGGTGTACGAGATGAACGACCGCCACCTTTGCCGCCACCGCCGCCACCAGCGCCTTGAATTCTGATTGGATCGATCATTATGCCTCTTTGTTTTTCAAGAAGATGTCAATTGGTTCAAGCAGTGGACTGCTCGGCGTGTGATCAACATCGAAGCCGCTGCTGATCACTGCTGATCCAACAAAAACACGCCCATAGGCTATGGGGACAGGAAGTCCTTGGCGAGCTGTATTTACAACGCCACTGAAGCTCATGTTCTGTAGTTTTGCAGCCTCTTTACTTGCCTCAAGACCAGGCCCATTCATTGGTGAAATGATGTCAGCAACACCAGTCAGAACCAAGCCAGCACCAATAGCTCCAACGCCAAGACTTACCGCCCCAAACGTCGTACCAAAAATAGTCGCGGCAGTTGGGCCTATCGCGGGAACAAAAATAGATGCTGTGACCAACAAGGCACCAAAAATTGCTCGGCCAACACCACCTGATCCAGCAACTACAGGTGTGATGCTGAAGACCTCGCGCTCACTCCATGGCATAGCAAGTAAATCAGCGCTTTTTGGCGTGACTTGTTCTTTGCCAATCTTCACCCGATAACCAATGCCGTCCTGCTCGCTATCGATCAGCCACTTGTCGAGTCCTGGAAAATTCACGCATAGAGCTTTAATGGCTTGTGCAGGAGTAGCCACATCAAACTCAAAACGACACTGACCGAGTCGTTTACGCAGCTCCCCGTACACTTTGACGACTTTCATGCCTCAAAGCGCAGGCCGTACTTTTGCCATAGTAACCGCCGTCAGCAAAGTAGACATCACGACTGCTAAGCCTGCCTTGCACATGATGCAGAATCTGCTGCTCACCCAAATAGATCGCCGCATGATTCGGCACTGGTGACTGCAGATTCATCAACAAGGCATCACCACACTGCAGCTCCTCAATCGGAATCTTGTAAAAGCCCTCCTTCTGAAAATTTTCTAGGTACAGGTTTTGCCCTTCATGCCACCAGTTGTCTCGGCGCGGGTAGTCCTTGAGTTCCAAACCCCATTCCCTTTGATACCAATCGCGACAAAGTGCATAGCAATCAACAACCCCATGAACAAACTCACGTCCTACATAAGGAAGCTCAAAGCCCTCTGGCTCGCAGTATCCCCACTCTCTTGTGTTTGGGTTGACGATGAACCAAGGCAGACCTGACTTTTCACAGGCCACACGATCAGCAGCAGAAGGAGCTGGGTTGGTTTTTGGATGGCTATGCACGATCGCAACGATCTCGCCTTTGTCCTCTACCTCATCCCAACCATCAAGCACGAAATGCTCGTCAGGTGTATCAGCGATGTTTTGACACCAGAAGTAACGTCTGCGCCCTTTGACTACAGCAATCAGGCCACAACATTCAATAGGTGAGTCATGAGTCGCGTGTTCCAGTATCTGCTGTTTTAACGACTCAGTCAGCTTCATCGAATCAATCCTGCGCCTGGGAATGAACCGAACGGCAGCTCACCGTTCTCTCCGAACCGTAGCTTGCACGATGCAATGCGCTTGCCGCATACATCATCTGCCAACGCACTGACGGAGTTGCCATTCACATCAAAGTAGTTGCTGCCTGAATACCCACATTCAGCACTGCGATAAATCCACTGACAGGTGTTAGCGACAATCTGACGTTTCGGAATTTTTTGTCCTGCCAAATCAAAAGCACTAGACAATTCGAACGAGACGAAGTCGCGATTTTCTGCAGCTTTGCGAGAAATACGCCAAATCTCATCTGGAAATTTTGCGTTTGGATCAGCACTACTTTCGCCATCGATATAACGCTTGAGAGTGCGAATGCGTTTAACAGTTGCGCCTGTCAAATCGTTGCCTGCAGTTGTCTGATTAACAAGAGCCAAGACAGTGGTCATGTTGCCGTCGAGGTTTGCAATCGTAAGAGTCGGCTGAGGCAAAGCTCCTGTAGAACTCATCTCAAAACCATCAGCTTTCACAGGCATTCGCGTATAAGCATTGCCGTTCCAGACAATGTTGCCAGTTACATTTGCATTGCTGCCTGCATGAAAGCGATAAACATCAGAGCTGCCATGCAATGTGCTGTTTAGTTGCACCTCAAACAGCTCGATGATTGCACTAGGAGCCAGAGCAGAAACGTCCTCATAGACGCTGCTAATTGCAGTCCAGACACAAGTGTTGTCTGTAATCGTGCTGCCGATGTCAGTCGGCCAGCTCGGCTCACTGCTAGCGGAAGTACCAGCGGTTGTACAACGAAACCACAAGCCAGAAGCCTGTTCTGTCGTCGCTCTGCGGATATCACCAACAGAGAAAGCGGTGCTAGCGGCCCAAGCTGCTACTGCCATTACGGTTCAAATACTTGACGGAAAGTTGCCGAGATCTCGTTAACGTTGGCGTAGCGATGTGTGCGCTGCCAACTGTCGACAACCCACTTGTAGGCAGTGGTGTCATCAAGCGGTGTCCAATCAAACGCAGCATTATCTGCAGCTCGTGCATCAAAAAATGCCTCAATGGCATCAGCATCAGTGCTGTCTTTTGCAGTCCACTTAAGTTGCCAGACACGCGGATTTTGATTTAAACCGTAAGTCAAGCGGGTTTCAAATCCGTCGCCGTATTGCACCTTACGAATCTTTGGAGCAGATCGCCGCACAGCACCAAAGTCAGGCGTTGTACCGCCAGTGCTTGTGCCAACAGTCGCGTCGTTAAATGTTGCCATCAGACTCCTGCCAACATGCCGCCAGGACGCTTCTGCTTCAGCAACTCAGCCTGTACAGCAGCTCCAATTGCCTTGCCAAGTTGATCGGCTTGGTTGGAGTCGCCTTGCACAGCAGAGCCTGAGGCATCAACGTTCACCACTACGTTACCGACGCCACCACCTGCTGCCTCAACACCGAGGCGGCCTGACGGACCACGACGCAAAGGCATAATCGCTTCAGGGCCAGCCTCACCCATAAGGCCAATACCCTTGGCGAAGGGGAACAAGGTTGGCTTATCGACTACACCACCTTTGGCGAAAGGAACAAAACCTGATTGATCATAAATATTCCCGTTTGCATTAGCCAGAAACGGGAAAAGCTGCTTAAGACCAAAACTGACAAACAAAGACCCTGCTTGCCGCAAGATATTGCCTAAAGCCTCACCAAGGCTTTGCGCTCCTGTAATCGCAGCTGTTAGTCCATCGACAACGCTGGCCTTGATTGTTTTTCCAATTTTTTTGAATTGTTCATTTACGCTTTCTGTCTCTTCTTTGAGGTCAGTCTCAGCGTTCTTTGCTTGCTTCCTAAGCCTGATGCCATCTTGAATCAACCTGTTACGGCTCTTTTGCAGCTCTGCATCTCGCTTAGTAGCTGTAATCTTGCCCTCCTCAAACTTAAGAGCGATGCCTTCATTCCTAATTAGATATTGCGTCTGAGCAATTAGCTCTTGATTTTGCTGTTGAATAGCCTCACCCAATCGACCCTGCAAGTTAACCATTCTTTCACTTGTATCTGCTGGCTTCGCACCTTTGCTTCTAGGGTCTGCATCAGGCTTATCTCTATCTGGAGGCAAAATGCCTGTAGACGTGGGCGCAGGTGGACCAATAAAATCATATCTGCTGATAATACCGCTAAGACGCGTATACTCATCTTCCAAAAATTCACGTTGGAAAGGAGTTAAATCAGTTCTGACCAGAGACCTTGCTGTCTCAGCCAAGGCTTCGCGCTGTAATTCAATCATTGTGCCCCCTTGTATTCTTTCCTCAACGCGTCTACCAACCTCGCCCATAAAATTAAAAACATCTTGCAAAGCCTTAATTGCTTCTGTCGCAAAGGTTTGGAACTGAGCGCCAAGCTTGGTCATTTCAGGCGCTATATCCTCATTTAACTCCTCGAGTGCAACTTTCAACCTATCGCCAGCAGCTTCTGGGCCTCCAGCAATTTGTTGAGAAGTGTCGTAATAACGGTCAAATAGGTCTTCAGCAAAAACGAGGAAATCGCTCAAGCTTACTTTTCCGTCTTCAAGTGCCTTGTCTAGCTCTTGCGGAGTCAAGCCAATTGATTTGGCGAAAATGGTAAATGCACCAGGCAAACGCTCACCAATTTGTTGACGCAGTTCTTCAGCAGAGACTTTGCCTTTACTAAATACCTGCGCGGTTGCAGTGAGAGCTGAGTCAACATCTTGCAAGGAACCACCCGTCGCCCGAACAGCAGCGACAATCCCTTTGAATGCTTTCTCTGTATCCCCAACACTGCCACCAGCGCCTGCAACAGAAGCCTGCAATCTTGTGAATTGTCTTGTTAGGACACTCTGTGGAATAGCAAAATCTTGTGTTGCCTGTTTGATTATTCCAAGAGTCTGCTCGTATTCAGCTTGTGATTCTGTAACGCCTCTGAGGGCGATTCTCAATTTATTGAGTTCTGCGCCATATGCTGCAATACCTCCTAAAGCTTGCCTGACTGCACCAACTTGTGCGCCAATACCAGCGCCGACAACAGCGCCTGCAGTACCGCCAAAAATAGCACCAATGCCAGCGCCAGCAGCGCCCTCAAAGCCGCCAAAGACACCAGCACCTGCGATAGTTCCAGCAATTTGAGCTGCAGATCTCAAACGCTGTCCTCGCCTTGCTCCTGGCCGTCCTTGCGCTTTTTGCAGTTGTGCATCAAGACGCTTTGCATTCTCAGTAGCAACCTTGAATTCACGGCTGCCAATCTTTACCTGCTCAGAAATATCACGCCATGCATTTCTGTAGCCACGCAGATTGGCAATACTCTGCGTGCTATTACGTTGAATCTTTTTCAGCTCAACAGACAGCTCACGAAACTGTCGATTGGCAGGCGCTGCAGCCTTTGAGCCGAGATCATTCAGCGATTTCGACAGCTTGTCGACTTCACCCTTGCCTACGGCTTTGACAAGAACCTTCAGCTCGGTAGTGACAGCGGCCATTAGTTCTTCTTGCTAAAGCAGGTGAGAGCGGTGAACTCCATGATCTGCAAGCCTTCAAAAAGAAGCTGCTGATCTTCCACTGGATACAGTGTACAAAGCCAATTCAGTGATGCATAGTCGAGTCCCACAGGGCCTCCCATGCTCACACGCCATTGCGTCTGAATACGCAAGAACATCTGAACTGTGCTCCAGTTCTCTTCCCAGACTTCGCAGTCTTTGTCGACAGATTCCAGCTTCACTGCAGCAAGCTGATCCTCAGACATGCCTAATGCCTTCAGATCAGCCTCCCGCTCGTCTATAACGCCGCCTTGCGCCCAATAACGGGCTGCGGCCTCTAGTTTTTTGCTGGTGCGCCTTGCAGGCTATCAAGGTAACCAGCCATTACACCACGCAAGAAGTAGGTGTCGTCAAGCAGCTCAGTTTTGAAGTCTTCAGAGAACGGGATTGGCTTACCGTCTTCATCAGTAATGTCCTCCCATCCGAGCAAGACATCAAAGATCAGGCTTTCTGTAGCTGCATCATCAAGATCTTCAAACGATCTACGGCCAACCTTTTTGAAGATGGCCGTGAACGTTTCTTTCTTGTACTGACCGTTGTCGGGTAGTTCTACCGTGACAGGCCACTTATAAGAAGTGACCTTGGTGTACTTAAAACCCATGAATTAGGTGAAAGCCAGACTGAAGGAATTATTACCTGCAGTTGTAGGAAGTGCCAAGTAAGGCATCGTGAGGCTGATCACACCGTTGGTGTCGCCGTAGCTGATACCAGTCACATCAGTCTGCGCCATCGTCAACGTTGTGATGTTGCCAGCAGTTCCACCAAGCACAATGCTGCTGCTTGCGGTGCTGTTGCCGCGTGCATCCTCAAAGTAATCAGTGGTGCTACGAGCAGGAGCCTCGATCACAGCAGTGCCGCCAGGAGCGCGATCAACAATCAGTGCCTGCTTAGAAGAGGCAGTCTCCTTGTAGATCAAGCTGTTGTTCAGAGCAAAGTCAAAAGACTCAATGCGCTGGCCAGTCTCACCGAAGAAGGTTGCGGTGGTGACGTTGGTGTCGTTGAATTCCACAGCTGCAGCTTGGTTGACAACCGTAAAGGTGCCGCTGAGTGCAGTGCTATCTGGGTTGTTGTAGATGCCAGTGAACTGGAAGCTAATCGTCGGCAACTGTCCAGCAGAAAAATTGATGCTCATCGTGCCGCGAGCACCAGTAATCACATGACGAGTGCCGTCATAGAAGCAGTACAAAGTGACTGAGTCAAAGCTGCTGCTCACAGGTGCATAAGTTGCACTCGTATTAGCAACGATCGTTTCGGCTAGACCGCATGCTCTCAACAGATGTTTATAAGCAGGACCAGTTCCAGCAGTACCACTACCCCCAAGCTCAACATCGAAGCTAACGCTCACCCGCTTGTTAGCAGTCAGCGTGCCGCGAGTGCTATTCCCTAAAAACCCTTGGAATGATGCAGCCTGAACGTTGTCAGACTCCATGGGAGTCAGTTCAAGGCTGCTGATCTGTATTGCGTTAGTTCCGCCTACTGGACTTGGATCCGTGCCCTCCGTCGACTCGATCTTCGCCAGAAGGAACTTTTTGCGAGTCAGTGCCATTTTCTTTGGGGGCAGTGGGTGCTGAAATCAGTGTAGTTTCCCCTGTTTCAGGATCAAACAGATAGCTGCCGCCTGCACCAGGATTAGGGACCTGCGAGTTCATATTAGCCATACTCAAGCAGAAGTTAAATCAGTTCTACTCGTACGGTAGCGGACCAAAAAATCTTGGCTAATAACGCCTAACGGCACATCAGCCTCATACAGGCTGAACTCAGTGCGATCAGGAGTCAAATCAAGCGCATATCCATTTACTGTTTGATCTGCCATCAGCAAAGAATGCACTTGCTGTGTGTAAGTGTCAGACACATCATCTGGCAGGGCTGCTCTGACCAAAGTGGTGATGCGGACTCGCATCGTGTGGTCAAGCTTGTCAAAAAAGTTGGTGTCAACAGGTTGATCGTTGACTGGCTCGATAATGATTGCTGGGACCTCACCACGAGCTAAGGGCTCCACTCGGCTGCGATACACAGTCGCGCCAGTAGCGGAGTCAAGATTGGTCTTCATGCGTGCAAGGATTAGCTCTCGACGTGTGTCAGCCATCAGTCCTTACTCAGCAACAGGACAGAAAAAACACCATCATCAATGGCTCTGTTTTCTCTGCAGGTGTAATTCTCAGAGTTCACCACCACAGTGGTGCCGCGAGCGACGCTGCTCACCTTGGAAGTCTCAGCAATAAGC